TGGGCTCTACCGCGCTGGCCCCCAAGCCCATCACCGCGGCCGAGGCACGCGGCGACAGCAAGCCGGTGTCGGCCGCCGAGTTCTGGGACACCGCGACCCGGGGCCGTGACATGATCGGCTCGATGCTGTCTAACTCCAGCCCGCCGACCGGCCTGACCGACAACTGGGATGCGCTGGTCCAGCAGGCCTGGACGGCGGCGCAGGAGTCCTGGGGCGGCATGACCATCGACGCGCACACCGGGGTGCCGCTGTCCGGCAACGAGAACCTGTGGGCCGTCACCGGCAAGCTGCCGTTCGGCTACCGGACCATCGAGATCCCGGAGACGTCCACCGAGGCCCAGTTCAAGCGGGCGATGGACCGGGCGCTGAAGGAGTTCGGGCCGCTGCTCGCGGCGTCCGGCTACCACCTGGGCATCTTCCACGACGACGAGAAGGGCACCATCGAGTTCGACCCGGTCATCATCGCGAGCAGCCTGGAGGACGCCAACGCCCTGGGCGCGTACACTGGGAATATCGGGGGCGCCTACAACTTCGCCGACGGTAACGGATATTTTCCACCACATATTCGAGAAGAACAGCCAGGTCCTGCACAGTCGTCTCCTAGCCCATCTCCTGGGGCGTAATACCAGGTATGCCACGTGTTAGTACTGAGGGACGCCAGGAATACGATCGAGTCCGGCAGGAACGCCGCCGGAACGACCCGGAGTACAAGAAGAGGCGCAACGCTCGGAGCCGTCAGCGCTATGCGGAGGAACCCGGGCGTCGTGAGGCCGTGCTGGCCTATCACAAGGCGTACAGGACTCAGGGTCCGGTCAACCTAAACACCAGGCGTATGCGGATTGCCCGGGGCATGCTTTGGACCCCGGAGCAGGAGGCTGAGCACCTGGCGAAGACTCACTGCGAGGTGTGCGGGAAGCTGCCCACCAAGCGCGGGCTGTTCGCTGATCACTGTCACGGGTGTCGTTGGTACCGTGGGGCACTCTGCCAGGGCTGCAACCATGCCGAAGGAATCATCGAGAAGTGGGGTGCGGCCTGTCCCGAGGGCTCGCCAATGAGGGTTTACATGGACCGGCACCGGTGCCTGGAGGCTGCCGCCATAAGCTATACTTGAGTCAAGGAAGGAGGGGCCATGGCAGACGGGAACGCGCCGGGGCAGGCGCCCGGCAAGCCGGTGCCGTTCAAGGGCATCGGGCACTGGCACGCCCAGGCCCGGCAGGCGACCGAGCACGGCAACCCGTTCATCGAGCTGCACGACGCGGCCCGGCTCCTCTCGGACGCCGGCCTGGCGCAGTCGGCGCAGCTCGTGCAGCAGGCGTTCGGCTTCCTGCGGGACAGCAACTTCGACGAGGCCGCCGAGGCGCTGCGGGCCGCGGCCCGGGCCGCGGACGCCAAGAGCCCGGCGTACGCGCAGGGCCTGCGGAACATCGCGGACGAGCTGCCCGAGTCCGACCTGGTCGGCCAGCAGCAGGCCAAGCCGCGCCGGCCGCGCCGGGGCGAGGACACCGAGAGCCTGCCCGCGCTCGACGGGGAGTAGGCTGGCGCCAGCCACTGCAGGACCTGGGCCTGCTTTAACGGGAGGGGCGGCGCATGCCGCCCCTCCCGCATGCCGAATCCGATTACCAGGTCATGGGCGATGACCTGCGTTACATCATCCCGGCCCCGGCCGACGAGCCGTACCAGCCGGTCCCGGAAGTCCCGGTCGAGCTGGCCCGCAGCCGCAAGGTGCAGGGCCGCCTGTTCGAGAAGCACATCCTCAACCTCGGGACGCTGATCCACCCCAAGACCGGGGCGAAGATCGTGATCGACGACGCCTTCGTGACGTCCATGGTCGACAACTTCGCCAGGGGCGTGGCGGACATCGTCCAGGTGCCGCTGGCCAACGACAAGAACGAGCACGTCGAGAGCCCGGCCGCCAACCTGGGCGAGGTCGTGGCCATCCGGGAGCGGGCCGGCAAGGTCTACGCGCTCATCGACGCCCGCCGGGACGCCGACCAGTTCGGCAAGACCTACCTGGGCGCCAGCGCCTTCCTGTCCACCAACTACACCGACAGCTCCACCGGCCAGAAGGTCGGCCCGGCGCTGCTGCACGTGGCGGTCACCAACCGGCCCTACGTCACCGGCCTGGAGGACTACAAGGAAGTCCTGGCGGCCTCGGACGATAACACAGCCGAGGTAGTCGTACTCACCGCAGCCCCGGAGGAGCCCGTGCCACAGACCAAGGATGAGCTGCTCGCCGCTCTGAAGGACGGGCACGGAATCGACGTTGAGGCGCTGCTGGCCGCCCAGGCCGCTCCGCCGGGTGCCCCGGACACGGCTGCGCTGTCCGCCGCGGTGGTGCAGGCGCTGCAGGCCTCCGGGGCGGTGCAGCTGGCCGCGCCGCCCGAGAAGGTCTCCCAGGACGACGTGGTGGCCGCGGTGCTGGAGCTGGCCGCCTCGAACAAGAAGCAGGCCGGCGACATCGCCGCGCTGCGGCAGTCTGCGGCCGAGGCCGAGGTGGACGGCTGGATCGCCGCGGGCCGGGTGCTGCCCAAGCAGCGGGCCGCCTACGTGACGCTGGCGCTGACCGACCGGGACATGCTCCTCACGCTGCTGCCGGACGAGCCGGTGGTCAAGCTCAACAACCAGGAGGGCCTGTCCGGCCCGGACGGGGCGCAGCAGCAGGAGCAGGACATCGACGCGGAGGTGGCGCGGCTCACCGCCGTGCACAGCCAGTTCTTCTCGCCGAACGGCACGAAGGGGAGGTGAGGTAGATGCCAGCCAACGACAGCGTTGAATTCGACTACCCGGCCAACTACCAGAAGCCGACCCACGAGTACGGCCAGCCCTGGGGCGATGAGTTCCACGCCGAGGCGGTCGCGGAGCTGCTCCTGTCCATGGCCGGGTACACCCAGCGCGGTGTCACCCTGGCCGCTGGCCAGGGCATCCTGCCCACCGGCTGCGTGATCGCCCGGCACACCGCCAGCGGCAAGTACTTCGTCTACCAGGCCGCCGCCACCGACGGCCGGGGCGTGGCCATGGGCGTGCTGCGCGATGCCCGCGACACGGGCGGCCCGGGCGCCGCCTCGGTGGCCGCGTACAACGCGAACACCAACGGGGTCAACCCGGACGGCATCACCCTGGCCGGCGGCACCATCACCTACCCGTCCAGCCCGGCCGGCAAGGTGGCCGGGGACTCCCTGGGCAACCTGGTGATCCGCGGCATCCTGAACGGCAACGTGGTGTCCGGCACCGAGACCACCAACGTGGTCAACGGGGCGGGCGTGGGCTCGGGCACGGGCCAGATCCTGGCCCAGCTGGGCGCCCGGTACGTGTCCTACGGCGGCTCGGTCGCCGCGCAGGGCCCGGCGCCGTTCCCCGGCAGCCCGATGGACGGCAACCCGGTGGCCGGCCAGGTCGGGGTTAATGCTTTCATCTTCTAGTCGCAGCTCAGAGGCCCTTTTTCGAACAAACCGAAGAAGGGTCTCTCAACGGGGACGAGTTCCTGGCCCTGCTTCAGGCCGCCTGAGCGCGTTCACTTCCCGGTAACCCGGAGGGCTGCCCGGCGGCCCGGCGCGCCCGATAGCGGGGGCATGACTGACTTCACCCGCAGGACCTTCATCAGAGCTGGCGTGCTCGGCGGCACCGTCGCGCTGCTGCCCTGGGGCGGCCGGGCCGTGGCCGGCACCGCCTCGGCCGCGGCTGGCGCGGTGCAGCCCGGCCAGCCCGTCCCGACCGGCGGCAAGATGCTCGCCCCGATGGCGTTCATGTTCCCCGACCTCCCCCCGTTCGTGCCGGACCCGGACCCCGACACCGCCACCACCGAGCTGATGGCGCTGGCTAACACCCTGCTCGATCCCAACGTCACCGCCGGGCCGGGAAACCGGGACCAGGTGGGCAGTTTCGGCAGCTCGCTGACGTATCTCGGGCAATTCATCGACCACGACAACTTCCTGGACGGCGAGCCGCAGCCGACCGCGTTCTTCGGCCGCGACAACCAGGGCAACCTGCTCGACCCGGACGGCAGCATCGTCTTCAACCTGGAATCATTCAGGTTTGACCTGAGCAGCGTGTACGGTGGCGGGCCGGCGGTCTCGCCGCAGCTCTACGCCAGCGACGGGGTGCGGATGCTGGTCCAGGAGGACAACGGCAACGGGGTCCGGGACCTGCCCCGCGACAGCTCCGGGGTCGCGATCCTCGTCGAGCACCGCAACGACGAGAACGAGATCATCGCCCAGGTGCACGTCGCGTTCCTGAAGTTCCACAACGCGGTGGCCGACGCCATGCCCGGCGCGGGCTTCGACCAGGTGGCCGCCACCGTGCGCCGGCATTACCAGTGGATCGTGATCCACCAGTTCCTGCCGCACATCTGCGGGGACGGCGTGGTCTCCGGCCTGCTCGACGGGTCCATCCCCAGCCTGTACAAGGCCGGCAACCCGAACGCGCCGCTGGTCCCGGTCGAGATGCAGGTCGCCGCCTACAGGTTCGGCCACAGCATGGTCAGGAAGGCCTACGAGCTGACGGTCAGCACCGGCAAGCTCCAGGTCTTCAACGGGACTGCCGCTGACCTGCACGGAGGCCGCCCGATCCCCAGCGGGAGGCAGATCGACTGGGGCAACTTCGTGCTGCCGCTGCAGCGTCCCGAGAACGCCGCGCACTTCAACAACCCGCGGTTCATCGACACCCTGGTCAGCTCCGGCCTGTTCACGCTGCCGATCGGCGGCCCCGGCGGCGCCGAGGCGTCCGGGTCGACGGTGCTGCCGTTCCGCAACCTGCTCAGGGGCTTCCGGTACGGCCTGCCCAGCGGGCAGGACGTCGCCGCGGCGATGGGCGAGACGGTGATCAGCCCCGCGGACGCGCTGCCGGACAACGTCGACAGCGCCGCCATCACGGCCGGGTTCTCGGGCGGCACGCCGCTGTGGTTCTACGTCCTGCGGGAGGCGGAGCTGGGCGGCGGGCTGACCCTGGGCCGGACCGGAGCCCGGCTGGTCGCCGACTCGTTCCTGGGCTCCATGACCGCGGACAAGGACGGGCTGCTGCACGACAACAGCCCGACCAGCCGGCGGTGGCAGCCCGTCCCGCCGATCGCCCCGGCCCCGGGGCAGTTTGGCCTGGAGGATCTCCTCGTGTTCGCCGGCGTGGCCGCCCGGCCCTGATCCGCCCCGCTGGCCTGGCCCCGCGCGGGCCGGACGATATGACCGGGTAACCGCCATCACGCGGCCAGGCCAGCCAGGTGGCTCCCCCCGAGGGGGCGGCGCAGGCCGGGCACCCTGACGGGTGCCGCTGCCTTCAGCGAAGCGCCTACGCAGGGAGCCCTGGAATGCCGGACATCAGCCTCCTAGAGCCGGTCGTGCTCAGGGGAGTCGTGGAGAAGTTCGTCACCCCCGAAACGCTGGTGCTGCTGAACCGGCTGGATCAGACCCCCTGGCCTTTCCCGTCCGCGACATGGGACGTCATCAAGGGCTCGCGGATGGTCGCCAAGCCGAACGTCCCGAACAGCGAGGCGCACATCATCTCCCGGCTCGGCAGGAGCCAGGAGTCGGCTGCCTTTATCTATCTGCGGGAGAAGAAGGTCTTCGAGCCCACCACGCTGCACTGGCTGCGCGTGCCCGGTGAAATTGCCCGGGTAAACGCCGAGCAGGCGGTGCTCCGGGAGATCAACGACCTCAATATGAGGTTCGACAATTTCGCGGAATGGTCGTGTTGGCAGGCCCTGGGCGGCGGCATCAACTACAACTACGCGGACGTTTCCGCGGTAGTGAATTACAAGTTCCCGGCGTCCCATTTCGTCACCCCGGCCACGCCGTGGGTGAACAACCCGTCGCTGACCTACTTCACCACGGGCGGCGCGACCGCCGGTACCGGCGCGGCCCAGGGCAACCCGCTCACGCTGGGCCAGGCCAACACCCGGCTGACCGGCGGCACCGGTACGATAACGTACGCCAACCCGGTCTCCATCCTGGAGGACGTCCGGTCCTGGAAGCGCGTGGTCCAGATCCACGGCCGGGTCCCGGCCAAGGAGGTCTTCGCCACCTCGGTGTCGATGG